GTCAGGTAATACTGTTCGTGGCCTAGCTGAGATAGACTACATCAACGACATACAAGATGATGAAGCTAAGAAGACTAGAGCTGCTGCTGCATATAAGCTGTATGAAAACATGGCTGGCATCTTTAGTAAAGAGACGACAGTAGGTGAAAAAGCTGAAGGTGTGATGGACTTTGCTAGGAGTGTGCTTCTTGATCCAGCAAACCTTCTTGGGGGACTTATAGGTAAAGCTGCAGCTAATGGTTCTATTCGTGTAGGTACGTCAGTTGCAAAGAAAGCTGCTCTGCAGTCTATGCAGAAAGAAGGTACAAAAAAGACAGCTGAAAAAGTTGGTACCAAGGTATTTGCGGATGGAGTACAAGCTTCACGTACAGCTACTAAGGCTAAGATAGGTTCTTATGTACAGCAGACTTTAGGTAAGACTGCTGCTCAACGTCTAGCTACCAAGAAAGCTATTACAGAAATAGGTATTACCACTGGTATAGATGCTGCAATAGGTACAGGTATGGAGTACTTGTATCAAGATGGCTTAGTAGATGTAGATGCACAGGAAGACATTAACTACCTAGCTGTGGGAATAGCTGCTGCTGGTGGTATTATTATGGGTGGTGTTCAAGCTGGCTTGATTGCAAGACGTGGTATGTCAGATACAGCAGTACCTACAATGGAACTATCTACACCAGATGCTACAGGGTTTTTGTCGGAAGCCTCTCAAGCTATAGACAAATATGTAAAGCAAAAGAAAGTAGATGTTGGTCGAGATTGGAAGACAAAACTAGAGGGTGGCGCAGAGTTATCTAAAGGTAGCAAAGACTTTAGCCACGACTTCTTTAAAGTCCTAATACTAGGACATAACGAAGGTGATGAAGTTATCTTTAAGGGTATGACTCAGACTGCCTTTGAGAGGGGCTTTGTTTGGGCTAAACGTTTTGAAGATGATAAGTTTACTAACTGGATGGCTGATATTATTGCCGATGTTAGCGACAAGGAAGCTCAAGGGTTTATAAAAGCTATTGAGAAAGCTACGGGCAATAAGATTAAAGTTCGTGACAATGACGGCAACATCATTCCTAGATCTCAAGTTACTGGTAGAGATATAGGTGACATACTGTCATACAAGATGTCTGAAGCTGGTTCAACTCTTGGTCTTATGGGTCAGTCAGCTAAACAGCTAGGTCTTTCTATTACTGATATGGAACTAAAAGATCTATATGAGTCTGCCTTAGATGCTGGATTTATTCGTGGCGATATGGCTGTTAAAACAATAGAAGTTGGTGACAGAGTATCTTCGGTAGGTACAAAAAGAATTGGTGAAGTAAAAGAAATAGATGGAGATCTGGCAACAGTAGTCTATCGTAGCAGGAAAGGTAAAGTTACTACTAAGAAGTTACGACTGTCTATCCTAAAGGGCACTGAGCCTAAGGCTGCTAAAAAAGATACTGATCCAACTATAACTGGAATGACCTTAGAAGCTTTCCAGAAAAACCAAGACCGTTTAATTAGGTTGCTTGTTGCTCATCCTTCTACAAGTGCACTCAATGTAGTTGGTTGGGGTACTAATACTGCCCTGCAAAGTGCTACTGATATGTCTATAGCATTAGTAAATGCTGGATATGGCACACTACAAAAGTTAGCTGGTCAGGTAGAAAAAGGTGCTGAAACTCAGAGGTTAGCTAAGATTCTTATGGAATCTAATATGCAAAGGGTCAAGTTCCTACTCGATCCTGACATGACTTATACAGCTTTTGAATCTGCACTGCAAAGAAACTCTGAAGCACTTCAAAGATTAAACAGTGTACTTCCTGGTGGTGTAGAGGGTACCAATACCTTACTAACAGGCGGTAAGTTTAGCCCAGGTATGAAATTAGTTGGGTTAAAAACAGATAACTATATTGATATGGTGCAGAAGCTTACCTTGGTGCAAGCACAGGATGGATTTACTAAGTCGCAAGAATTTTTATTTCAGATGGATAAGAAACTTAGAGCTGCTACAGGTAAAGGTTGGAACGAATTTTATAGGTCTGAAAACATAGGTGGTATGTCCCTTCAAAAATATATGGGTAGTAAGGAGTATCGTACTATAGAAGCTAATGCTGTTGAGGATACCTTGGAGGCAATCTTTTCTAAATCTTATAAGGGTGAAGGTTTAGTAGGTACAATTGCAGGGGGTATAGAAAACGCTAGGAAGCTTCCTGTTATAGGTATGGCAGTTCCCTTTGGTAGATTCTTTAATGCCACAGTAGCATTCACAGGAAAGAATGCTCCTGGAGTAAACATGATTGCAAAGGGTATGGGTTTCTACGACAACATGACTATGAAGGAAGCATTTGCTAGGACTACGGTATCTGCTGGTGCTCTTTGGGTAGTATCAAATGAAGAAATTGATAACGTTAAAAAAGGCCTACCTTTGTATGCAACAGCTACTGCAGGTGGAGAAGTGATAAACCAACAGTTTGACTTTCCTATATCTGCATACAGAGCTGGGGGTAGAATCTGGGCGTTGATGCGGATGGGTGAAAAGCAACAAGCTATGGAAGCTTTTAAGCAGTTTAGGCTGGACTTTGGTTTAAGTGGTTTATTAAGAAATCTAGATAAAGCTCAAAGGGATACACTAGAGTCTATTACGCTTATGGTTGATCCTGAAAGACGTGATGTTGCTGCGGCTTTAAATATAGCTGGTAACACCTTGGCTAGTCAGTTTGCAAGTCCTGTATTCAGGGCTGCAGAACCTTTGAACATTGTCGCTGGTCTTGCTAGAGGTGAAGATGCTGCACCTATAGATAGGAAACAAAACAATAAGCTAGTCAATAATGCCTTTCGTTACATAGACAATATCATACCTTTGTTTATGGGAGAACCTTTAGCCGAAGCTAGACAGACTGCTGCAGGTGGTACAGCCGATATACAATCTACTAAGATGTTAGGTATTAGGAACATCAGGCTTACTGATACTCAACGTGTTATGAATAGGGTAGGTATACCAGACTATAAACTTGATAGTATGATTGGAGCCAGTAAGAAAGTTAAAGACCAAGCACCTCAAGCTGGTAATACTTTGAGCGGAATCTTCTTTGATATAATAGAGTCAGAGTCAAGCTTGCTGCTAGAGTCTAGTTGGTTTGATAACCTGACTCAAGAAGAAAAGTTACAGCATTGGAAGGGTGATGTTGTACCCAGAGCAAAAGATTTAGCTAAGACTTTCTTACGTATGCAATACTCTGGACCTGAAGATGTAACTGCGCTACAGTACGACATAACTAGCAAGTTCCCTAAGTCAGGTGTTCAGAAAGGCCTAAAGGAATTAAACTTAGGAGATCTAGAAGACTTAGAGCCGAACGAACTCTTCATACTCCAACGGTATCTAGAGACTGAAGAGTCTTTACGTAGTTTACGTATCTTTAAAAAGCAAACAGAATAAACTTAAGGGGGCCACTTGAAGCCCCCTTTTGTTATTCATCATCATCCTCTAACATGAAGTCAGCCCAATCATATGACTCACGCTTTATATCTCCTTTGTGAACATGCCCTGGAGATCTTGACAACAATGCAGCCATCGCTTGACCAGCTAAGTACCTACGAGAAGTAAGTGCTTTGTTTTTAAGCGGTGGCTTTATCTTTTTCTGCCTGTAACTTTTGGCCTCTTCTTCAAGACTCTTTTTGTTTTTGTTCATTCAGCTTAACCCTTTCAAGGTTACGGAAGTAGGCTTTGTTAAAGCCCATCTCCCACTCCCTGCCCTGCTTGGTACTTGGCTTATGAGGGTTACCTAAGTCACCTTCTCTAAAAGCTTTTATACCTTCTTCGTATGGTTTCATTTGTGCTTTTCCCCCATTGCCTCTAACATTTTGTTTAGATACCATTCTGCTTTCTCCATATCCTGAACAGGGTTACCCTTGTACATGTACCTGTGTTGGTACTTGATCATATTACCGTGGCAGTAACCTATGAACTGATCAAGGGTTAGTACCTGTTTGATATAATCAATGCACTCTATACCACCACTTAACTTGTAATGTGCTGGACTGTTTACTGGGTCGTATTTCATTTAAACCTCTTTAGGGATTTCAAAACAATAGTATTTTACATCAGAGTTAGGTGAAGGTCTAGTGTCCATAAGTCTTTTTTTAAGTGGAGCTGCAAACTCATGACAAGCAACCTGACTTGGAAAGAACGTATGATGACCTTGGATCTTATACCTATCTTCAAAGAACATTATGAGCACTAGAACATACATTAGAACAACCCTGAAATTGTTTCTAATGCCACTGGAA